CGTTGCAGGGGTTATTTTTGATTTATCCGCTCAGGGGGATATCCATTATCAAGCCCACCCGTAGATGGGCTTTGTAATGCCTACATGGTTAAATGATTTGCCAGTCTTCTGCTAGAACATCAGTCTGACTAGCCAGCCACGGTACTAATTTATCGTCCGCTGTCTTCATGCAAATGCATGGCAGCGTCACAAGGCCATTAACTCCGTCCAGGTCACACTCAAACCCCCAAGCATTCTGCTGGATAATGAACAGATACATCCCCTTACCATTCCAGCCAGCACGGGCAACTTTATTCCCCAACTTGAGCGCTTCAATGGCAAGGCCGAAACTTAGCCCTGATACCGGACGATAAGCCTTTTCGAATACTTCTTTTGGACTCCAGCTAACGTAGCCATCAAAGCGATCGGTGTTAGGTTTTCCGCCATCAAGATATTCAACCAGATAGCCTTCATCCTCGCCGTTTTCTCCGGCAGGAAGCTGCCAGCCACGAAAATCGTTATATGCCTGTCTCGTCATCGGAAAGGCGTTAATCAGTTTTACGCCAATATGCTGGGTCATAAAATTACCTATAGAGTTGGGAATAAAAAGCCCCGCATCGCGAGGCTCATTAAATGGACTTTGTGATTTGCAAAAAAATTATTTCAGGCACTGAGTCCTGATGTACTCCTGCAGGTAGTTAACCTGCGCGGTTATCTTGTCGATTCCACTTCGGAGACGGTAATAATTGAGTTCAGCATCTGCTGTAAGTCCTGGGCTTTCTCCATCGCCCATGCCGCCGGCTCCGGTCGTTGACTTTGCACAGGTGGCGGCGACTTGCAGGCGCTTACGACCAGCAATGACATCGCTATGCAGACGCTCAATGGTTTCTTTCGCATCAGCCAGTTCTCCGGTGTATTTGGCATCCAGTGCAGCGACATCACGCTGGCGGGTCTGCATGTCTTTAATGGTGGCGGTCGCCAGGAGGAGTTTCTCAGTGGCCTTATCGCGCTGGTCTCTGTAAGTGATGGCGTTGTCGCGGTAGTGGTTAATGGCCCAGGCCATGGAAACCAGCAGGCAGATAACGACAGCGCAGATGATTGCGGTTAATCGGCTCATTTCTGGCCCCACTCGCAGACTTCACGCTCAATCTCGCGCCGGGTGATCAGCCCCTTCCACTGCTTGCCACCAGCATAAGTCCAGCGCTGCAGTTCTTTACACGCACCCGGAACATCACCGGAGTTCAGCTTCTTCAGCAGCGTCGAGCTGGCAAAAGCACCAGAGCCAACGTTATAGGTGAAGGAGTAAAGCGCGGCGCGGGTTGGCTCAGGGATGCGAACCTTGATCAGCGGGTCGATGGCGCTTGCCACCTTTCGCAGATCTGCCTTAAGCAGGTTGTCACACTCTTTGTCGGTATATCGGTGACCGCGGCGAATGTCGGTACCAGTGTGCCCATCGCAAACGGTCCAGACGCCGACCACATCCTGATAGGCGTAATAACGCCGACCTTCGAGTCCATCCGCATTGCCCAGCATTACTGCAGCAATAGTGATTGCCCCTGATCCGCCAACAATGGCACCCACCAGCTTATTCCTCAACGTTGGGTTCATCTCGGCTCCTGCTGCGGCGGTTGTCTTCGCGGATTTTGAAATAGAGATTTGTCAGATACGTCATTACGGCAATGATGATACCCACCAGCACGCCGATAGCGTTCCACTGCTCGGGGCTGTAGGCATTCAACATGCCGTTTAGGATGCTCCCGGCTGAAGCGCCATAGGCAGCACCAGTGGTTAGTTTGTCCATGCGATACATACTCTCACCTCGCTTTGTGCGAGTGCTGTTGCTAGGAATAAAAAAGGCCGCCGAACGGCAGCCTTGTATTGATTGATAGTTTCCGGAGCTTCTTTCTCGCTAGGAAAGCAAAAAATTAAACAATCCTTAAGAATAGCCAGTTGATGCAAAAAATAATTAGCTTTTCAAATAGTTTTTAGCTGTTACCATTTCCACTAAGTTATGGCTTTACCTATTTGTGGATAAAAGAAAGACAAGCGGGTATGAGATTGAGTCGTTATTGCGGAGAGGGGTGATGTCGTTCTCCGCGTTTTTTTGGCTCGAAGCGATTTAGGCCACAAAGAAATAAAAAAAGCCCAAGGCGTTAACCTCGGGCTTGAATTTTTTTGGCTTCGGAACGACTGAACGGATTCCCAGCGTTAGAGATGAATCTATCCAGTTTTTCCGCGAAATGCAATACCTATTTCCTATATATTTTCAACATTAGGGAAAATTATTTTCATCTCGTTACTTTTGAGAGAATGGAATCAGCCATAGACTCCTGTTTATGGCATTCGGCGACCAACTCCTCAAATAGCGGCTGAAGTTGCTCATATGCCGCCGTTTTCTTTATCTCCGCAACAGTATTAACGCCCTCAATTACCGTTGAGAACTTAAGCCTGGCGTAACCTCTACCACCGCAGCGGTCGCAGGCTTTCATTACTGGAACGCCCTGGCGATCGCTTTCTGCCTTGTCCAGCACCTTACCTTTGCCATGGCAGCGACACGAATTGCTGATAACGCCTTTTCCGTTACACGGCTTGCACTTAACTCGCACCACCTCACGCGCCTGTGTCCAGCTCTCCCAGTCGCTTGGGCGAACGGCACGCGACATTTTCGACCAGTAAGGCGGTTTCCCCCATGGGTATGAGACCTTGTTGGTAAACACTTGCGCCTCTGTAAATCCGCCACCATCACAGCAATCACATTTTCGAGTGCTGGCAGCACTTCTTGAATAATCCTGGTATGCAAAAGCGCAGAGAACCTTAAGCACGCCTGACCGAGCTGATTCATCGAGTTCAGACAGTGCTCTGAATTTACCTGATAACTTACGTGCCTGCTCATAGAGTCTCTCCAGTGCTATATCTGGGCTGCTAATGCCGATTTTCGAGAGGTAAAGATCGAAACCAAACCCGCACTTGTGGCCAGCAAGGCCAAGCGCCGCCATAACGTCAGTGCCGGTGAGACTGTCTGATGCGGTTGCGCGAGGAGAGTCACTGAACATCGGTGATTTAGGCGCAAAGTATTTAGCGATTGATTCGAGGTTCATTATGCGGCTTCCTTCTGTGGCTGGTGGGTTTTGGTCTGGCTGTGCTTTACTATTGGCGGCATGCTGGCGCGCTTAACGCTTTCTGCCTGGTAACGGAGGAAATCGGCTTGGTTCATGCGGCCTCCCACTGTTTCAGTGCTTTGAGCTTGGCGCGGTATTCATCGCGGATCCGAATGAAGTCTTCACGGCGGTAGTTGGTCATTTCGTGGGGGCCGTTGAGCCAGTCCACGTACTCCTGCCCGTAACGAGCGACCAGACCAGCTTCGTATTGCTGCGCTACCGTCGCCTCTTTGGCGGTATATTTGCCCGCTCCGGCATTACAGGATTTGCACTGCTTATGGGCATTGCGCTCTTCAAAGCGCAGTTCAGGGTAAGCACCTACTGTTTTGAAGTGGCCGCAGTCCCATTGGCCGCCATGCAGATCTGGCGGGTTGGTCTCTCCGCAGCTGATGCATGGCAAATCAGCATCGCGCGCACGGATGTAGGCGTTGAATGCCTGCTGAGCCTGCGCTTTGTAGTAACCTGCTGGGCGTAGCTCTGCCAGCCTCTCCTTGCGGCGTTTGCGCCCGGCCTTCTCTGCCTCCTTCTGCTCCTTAATGCGCTTAGCAGCGGCTTTCACCTTCTCCTTTTGACGTTCTTCCATCGCGAGGATTGCGCCGTGCTCCGGGCTGCACCAGCGGATCCGGATATCGTGGAATTTCGGCACGAAGTATTCCCCGCATACTTTGCACTTACGGCGGGATGGTTTACGCATGTTCACCGCCTTGCACCTTTACCAGCGTGAGGTTTCCGCAGAACACGGCGCCGGTGTCGATGTACATCTGGTTGGCATACTTCAGGGGCTGGCGCGCTGGGGTGTGGCCGAAGATAAACAGATCAGCACCGGCTATCGTCGATACAATGCCGTCCTGTGCGTCGCTAACCCTCTCTCGATTCCAGATGACCATATCTTTCGGGATGGGCTTATCGAACGCATATTCGTTATGCGGGTAGTCAGCGTGGCAGATAACGATTTTACGCTCAGCGGTAACCAGCTCGATGACGAGTGGCAGCTCAGCTGCTTTGTGAACCAGAGCCTTAGCCAGCACTTCTTTGTCATAGTCGAGATTGAAGAACCAGCCGCCACCATTTGCCAACCAGTGATTGACGTTCCCATACTCCGATAGCCCATCAATCATCATCTGCTCATGGTTTCCTCGCACAGCCCGGAACCAAGGCATAGTAATCAGCTCCAGGCGCTCGACGTTTTCCGCGCCGCGGTCAACAAGGCGAGCGGTGAACTCTGGCGACAACTGGGCGACGACAATAATGCTGTCTCGCTTTCCTTGTTCGCCTTCGAAGACGTAGAAATCACGCTTCCCGGTAATAACACCTAAATCATTGATTATGTTAGTGTGCTGCAATGCAGGAGGCTTGATAACGCCACGTTTCACCAATCTATCTATGGATACTTTTACATTGCTATGGCGGCTTTCTACCAACTCAGCGATTTCAATGCTTGTCATTTTGATGGCATTGCCATTCATTAACTCACTCATCGTCTTCTTCCTCGTACATTGAGCTATTCGGATCGCTCATCAGTTCTGCGCAGCAATCGGAGCACACGTGAACTTCCAGCACATGCAGCTTCTGACCGCAGTTAGCGCATGTTAAAGCTCGCTCGACGCTTTCTTTCTGGTATTGAAGGGATTGGGATGGGCTAAGCATTATTGGCGTCCTGCATCATGAGAAATACAATCATGGCGGCGCGGAGTGGAGATTCACCGCAGAAGTAGTAGCCAGGAATATTTTCCCATTCCCAACAACCTTCCTCTAAATCACCTCCTGACCATGCGCACCATTCTTTTTCCGCTGTCATCCACATGGTGCTAATTTTGTTTTCAGTGATGATCGGCCATGCGTCTGCTGGGTTTGCGCATGGGTTAAAGGATCCGCGCTCAACTTCTACTTCAACTGCGTCTCCGTTTACAATGTCTCCCTCAAATGAGACAAACACCATATCGCCATTCTCACCTTCTTTGTAATCCGGTGATCCGTTATGAATGGCTTCGAATACCGCCACGTTAATTTCAAAATCACTTAACTGTGAATAATCCATTGTCATTTCCTCGCACGATGTCTTAGCCACCGGATATCCCACAGGTGAGCCGTGTAGTTGAAGGTTTTTACGTCAGATTCTTTTGGGATTGGCTTGCATTTATTTCTGGAGCGCTTCGTTGGAAGGTATTTGCAGTTTTCGCAGATGATGTCGGTGATACTTCGTCGCTGTCGCCTCATGCCGCCCTCCTGACGCCCTGCCCGATCGCCATCAATGCCGCTTTGGATACGGTAGTAAACATTCGTCGAGGACTGATGAACGGTCGCCAAATCAGCAGCATTGAGCCTTTGCTGTTTCCCTTCTTCTCCAGCCCTGTCGATGGTTCGATAAAATTAATCCGTCCATCAGTGATAATGCGAACTTCGTCGACACTCTCCAGAGCCTTGCTGAACCATCCGACTGACATATCCTCTGGCACAAGCATAACTACCGTCTGTCGCTGTTGTATGCACTGCTCAGCGGCTTTTTCCACCCACGGCCTGATATTGCTGTACGGTGGGTTATTCCAGATTGCACCGTGGCTTACCCACTCAGAATTGAGCGCGTCGTCGGCCTCAGTTAGCCAGTGAGCGCACAGAGCATTTTTGTCGCTCGCAGCTGAGTCCAGCCAGAATCCAAACTCAATATCCAGTGCATCAAAAAGCCAGAGCGGCGTTTGCCAGCAGTCTCTAACTTCTTTTGGTGTTTCTGATTTATGCTTAATCATTCAACCCTCGCATATTGTCCGTGATATTTGTTGATAGCCTCACTGGCAACCAAACCAGCAAGCTCAAGATCTTCATAGAACCCAAAATGCAACCGGCCAAAATCTGTGCGCACTTGAACGGCCCATTTATTTTTTTGCTTGTTCCATAAAACATTTTTTATTCAAGAACGGCTATTGAACTTAGTTTTCTGATTTCGGCTGTTTGCTATCCGGCTTGCCTCCCTAAGATTTTTTGGGGAATTGTCCAGCCTGTTTCCGTTAATATGGTCAATATTTTTCAATGGCATTCTTTTGTTGTGCAGCGCAAAAACAACTACGTGAACAAACATCTGAATGCCTGCAAAACACACCTGTCTATACCCAGATCCATTTATCGATGTTTTAATTTCATCTCCGGCCCGGTGGCTGTGGTTGGGGTGTTTTAGCGAGTCCTTTTTGTATCTGACTGTATCTCCGTCTAAATACAGATAATCCTCAATAAGCCGATACCTATCTGACGCTGCCGTATTTGATTTGATAGTCATGCAGCCCGATCTCCCCATCTCGCTTTCCACTCCAGAGCCAGTCTCGCTTCGTCTGACCACTTAACGCCACGCTCTGTACCGAATGCCTGTATAAGCTCTAATAGCTCCGCAAATTCGCTTACACGCATCCTGCTGGTTGACTGGCCTATTACCACAAAGCCATTCCCGGCAAGGTTAGGAACAACATCCTGCTGCTTTAATGCTGCGGTAAACACACACTTCCAGCTTTCTGCATCCAGCCAGCGACCATGCCATTCAACCTGACGAGAGACGTCACCTAAGCAGGCCCATAGCTTCCTGTTTTGGTCTAAGCTGCGGTTGCGCTCATGAATGATCACTACGATTGGCTTGGTTGGGTCTGGAAGAATTTGCTGCACCGCGTGAATAGCGTTTTGCTGATGTGCTGGGGATCGAATTTCAAAGGTTAGTTTTTTCATGACTTCCCTCTCCCCCAAATAAAAAGGCCTGCGATTACCAGCAGGCCTTTATCTGTTTTTAACACGATTTCGAGTCCTTTTAGATTTTTCCTTAAGATATTCCGCAAGTTTATCCTCATCATTATTAAATTGAGATAAAAGCTCATGCTCGCAATTAAGTGCTTTACTCGCATAAGTTCCATATAGTTTCTTTCTTGCTAGTGCTGCTATGAATGCTGCATCTTCTTTGCTATCGAAATACCCTAACGATATTGTCTTATTTTTATAACCAACATAAGACTTCCACCTGCCAGTTGGCTTATACCAAGACACTCCAATTGCACCGGATGTGTTTAATCTATTCCCTACAATGTTTCTTGCATTCTGCTCTTCTGTTGCCAGTCTTAGATTTGAAATCCTATTGTCAAGTCTGTTCCCATTTACATGATCAATAAACTTAGGAGGCCATTTTTTGTATACATAGAACCAAGCAAGTCTATGCGCATAATACAAAACATTATTTATGCTAATGCATATATAACCACCACTAACACCTCCAGCAATACTACCTTTTACTCTTACTACTGAATTTGTTTTTAGCCATTTAAATATTCCTGTTTCTGAGTCATATGATAATGTTGACAGAAGCTCATCGTGATCAATTAGTTTTTTTATTCGCATAAAGAATATACTTAATAATATATACAGTAAGAACCATTAGTAACGATAACCCTGCTATTAGCTCAGTGATGTAGATGGTCATACGTCAGCCCCTTGTGCATATCGTCTGCCACGTGCAGCGGGTGCATTTGATGTTGTGCAAATCTGTCTGGCTTCATCCTGGTCACATGCAACAAAGTGTCCGTTGCAGAACCGCTGGTAAACCGTACCAAGCGAGCCAAAACGGTTTTTCGTCACAATGATTTCAGCAAATGGCGCGGCGCTACTGTTCTCGTCATATACCGCTTCCCGATAGAGCATGATGATTGAGTCTGCATCCTGTTCAATGCTTCCTGAATCACGCAAATCTGCGTTTGTCGGGCGTTTGTTTGGTCGCTTCTCAACATCGCGCGAAAGCTGACTCAGGGAGATAACAGGCGTTTTCAGGTCTTTCGCCATCGCCTTCAGGCTTCCGGAGATGTGAGCAATTGCAAGGTCGTTGCGGTCTGCTTTCGGCTTCTCAATCAGGCCAAGATAATCCGCCATGATGAGTGACAGGTTTGGATTTTCCTGTTTGTGCCGTTCTGCGATTGAGCGTATTTCTTCGACCGATAACCGCGAGGCATCGACTACCCATACATCCAAATCTGCAAGCTGACTCATGCCGTTAGCAACACGTGCCCAGCCCTCGTCATCCATCGATGCAGGATTTCGCAGTACGCTAACCGACATCCTCCCGGCGTTGGCAATGCTTCGCTCTGCAATCTGCAATGCGCTCATTTCCATTGAGAAAATCAATACCCCGCGCCGGACGTCAGAACCAGGAATAACGCGGCTTGCAACGCCTTCGGCAATCTTCAGCGCCAGTTCGGTTTTCCCCATACCAGGACGAGCAGCGATTATCACAAGGTCTTCCGCGTTCATCCCTCCGGTGATGGCGTCAAGTTCTTCGATTCCGGTCTTCAGGGTATCTGACTCTTCTCCGTTCCTCAGACGCCTGTCAAGCGTGTCAGTGTAGTCAGTGATGATTTCCCCTAACCGTATCGGTTTAACCTCGTTACGGGGCTTTCTGATGGCTGAGAGACGCTTTACAAGTTCATCCATCGCCTGACTCGATGCGTCGATGGTTCCGCTCTGAATTGGTTCACGCATTTCATCCATGATTTCCAGCACCAGACGGCGGTGATAGTTATCCGCGACCATTCCGGCATATCCCTTCAGGTTTGCGGCACTCGGGCAGTTTTTGCTGGTCATCAGGATTGACGTGAAATGCTCCTCTCCGCACGCCTCGGCAACCATCAGCGCATCGATTAGGTTTCTGTTTCTCGCCTGCTTGCGGATAACCTCGAAGGCTTTCCGGTAGAGCGGAATTGAAAACGCTTCCGGCTCCAGCGTTGCCAGAACGTCGCTGGCGGTTGGCGTTAATCCACCAATCAGCAGGCCACCGATAACGCTCGCTTCGATATCCTGTCTCATGAAATCCCCCTGTCTGCAAACTTCCCTTCCCGTACTCCCGTTAACGAATCTTCCCTCAACAGGTAATCAAAATCGGCCGTCCAGCCCGTGTCGTTGTCTCCGAAGTAAAACGGCTTGGCCTGATGCACAAACGCCCTGACATACGCTCTGAAACCGTCCACGTTTGGCGTTTTCAGTTGCGGGATGATTTTCTTCAGGCGGCGTTTGCGTTTCTCGTTGACCGAAACAGCGTGTGGCAGTCTGTCACCGACTTCGGTGTTGTAGGCGTTCAGGAAGGATTCGTAGTCGATTCGTTCTGCCTTGCGACGTTCAGGTTTAACCTGCCCATCGCCACCCCCGTTAGGGGGTAAGGGGGTATTTGTATTTATTGTCTTTTGTATATTGTCTTTTGTGTTTAGCTGACTTGGCTTATACCCATTAGCCGACTTGGCTAATGTTTTATTAGCTGTTTTAGCTAATGTTAAGCTGTCCTGGCTAATCCACTGAGAAACCACCTTGTTCACTCCGATTTTCACGCCATCAGCAATGAGGAATTTACGCTCAATAAGCTGGCGCTTGGCAGCGCAAACATGAGTGTGATGAATACCTGTCATGGCTGCTATCTGCGTGTTTGTGAGTCGATCCATCGGCTTATTGAATCCGTATGTCTTGCGCATGATAGCGAGCATCACCTTCATCTGCCGGACGGTTAAATCAGCCATCAGCAGACTGTCGGTAATCTCGTTAGCAACGCGCATGAAACCATCTTCGGTATCTGCCACGCGATGCTCCACGACCTCCAGTTGAGGCCTGTAATCAGCTAACTTAACGACGCCCATGTTTCACTCCTGCTTTGGCTAGTCTGTAAACACCAACAAGGCGCTCTGCGAACGCCCTGTTATTTGCTGCGGCTACCACTAATCCCTCAGGTGAATCAGGGTGTCGAATCTCTTCTTTTTCCTGGTATTTCTTACGACGTTTTGTCATAATTACTCCTGTGGATTGATCCAGTCTTTCTACATCAGGCCTCGAAGAATTCGCCGTTCTTCGGGGCTTTTTCTTTTGTCAGCATTCTGGCTACTTTCTTAGCCAGTTCCGCCAACTCCTCGTCTTCAACACCCCATTCAAGAACAGCAAGCAGCATTGAGAACTTTGGAATCCAATCCCTCTTCCACCTGCTGATCTGCGACTTATCAACTCCCACAGCTTCCGCTGTCTTCTCAGTTCCAAGCATTGCGATTTTGTTAAGCAACGCACTCTCGATTCGTAGAGCCTCGTTGCGTTTGTTTGCACGAACCATATGTAAGTATTTCCTTAGATAACAATTGATTGAATGTATGCAAATAAATGCATACACCATAGGTGTGGTTTAATTTGATGCCCTTTTTCAGGGCGGGGATGTGTAAGAGCGGGAATGTCTTAAGCGGCTTTGTGTTCCGGCGGGAACAAGCCATCTAGCGTTGTCTTGCTCCCCAATTTATTCAGCGCCTTTACCAGGCGACGGCACGACTCTAAATCTGGAGTCCGGATACCTGACTCGTAGTTAGCTAAGCGGGACTGGTTCCAGCCACACGCGCCTGCTAACGCAGATTGAGTGATGCCAAGCTTTTTCCGTTCGTTGGCAATGTTGTTCATAGGTTTCCTTAAGAGCTAGTTCACTCAGTCTTTATTAAACACATATTGTGATTGATAGTCAACACAAATCGTGTAAAGCCTTAAACCACGGAATGTGATATAAAATGCGCATGAACAGAACAGAAACTATCGCCGCGCGTATCAAGCGATTACGGGAAGATAAAGGGCTTTCACAGAAGGCGCTGGCGGAGCTTTGCGGCTGGGCTTCACAATCTCGGATCGGCAACTATGAATCAGGAACCAGAAGCGTTAGTGTTGATGACGCAGAGGTAATAGCTAAAGCTTTGGGCGTCGCTCCGGCAGAACTGCTTTTTGGCGACAACTATCAGGGACAATACAAGCCAGGGGAAAAGTTTCCGTTGATTAGCTGGGTTAGCGCAGGTGCATGGAGTGAGGCCGTAGAGCCGTACAACCCTCAGGCAGTGGATGAGTGGTATGAATCAGATTGTCACGTTGTCGGTGACGCCTTCTGGCTCAGGGTTCAGGGCGACTCAATGACAGCTCCTACCGGCCTTAGCGTTCCTGAGGGTATGCTGGTTCTGTTCGACACTGGAAAGGAAGCCGTTAATGGAAGCCTGGTAGTTGCGAAGCTGACAGATGCTAATGAAGCCACGTTCAAGAAGCTAATCATTGATGGCGGTAACAAATACCTGAAAGGGCTTAACCCTGCCTATCCGTTGATCCCAATCGACGGCAACTGCAAGATAATCGGCGTAGCAGTGCAGATGATGATGAAATTCTCCTGATATACCCGCCACTTAAAAACATCAAACCCGCTTCGGCGGGTTTTTTGTTGCCCAAAGAAAATTAAATTACCTTAAAAATCAATGAAAACACGTGTTGTGATAAAAACAATCACATTTCGTGTTGACAGCACGAACACAATTTGTGATTATCTAGCCATCAGCAGGACGCACTGACCACCATGAAGGTGATGCTCTTAAAAATTAAGCCCTGAAGAAGGGCAGCATTCAAAGCAGAAGGCTTTGGGGTGTGGTGAAGGGTTCATGGATGGGAATATGTCGCACGTAAAGCGGCGAGGCCTGCGGAACTATTGCCGAATTGAAGTCGGCCGAAGCAGGTCGAAATGGGTCTCCCACCTACCACACCACCAAAGCTAACTGACAGGAGAATCAAGATGGATGCACAAGCACGCCGCCGCGAACGTCGCGCAGAGAAACAGGCTCAATGGAAAGCAGCAAATCCCCTGTTGGTTGGGGTAAGCGCAAAACCAGTTAACCGCCCTATTCTCTCGCTGAATCGCAAACCGAAATCACGAGTAGAAAGCGCACTGAATCCGATAGACCTTACGGTGCTGGCTGAATACCACGAACAGATTGAAAGCAACCTGCAACGTATTGAGCGCAAGAATCAGCGCACATGGTACAGCAAGCCACGCAGTGAAATGGGTGTGACTTGTGTAGGCCGCCAGAAACAACGCGGAAAATCAATTCCAGCTTATTACGATTGAGGTGAGCCATGCTCAAGAAAGTCAAACGCCGACTTTACAAAGAAGGTAGATATTCATGCCAGTTGCCAAAATGCGACACAACAAAATGGAGTGTCGATGATTGGTGTAACTGGATAGATAGATACGGAACTTGGTGGGATAAATAACAGGTAACTTAAGCGGATTTATTTTCGCAGCAAACCACTTATTTGAGGACTGATACATGAGAGTAAAAACTATGGGCGCAAGCCCATTAAGCGGTCGTATTTTTCAAGGAACATTAAACACTGAAAAATGAATGTGGGTAGGAAAGAGAGAAGATGTCACCGATCAGGCAGTTAGGGCAGTAGCCGAACACATGATGATAAAAGACCAGAAATATGCATACGAAACGAAGGATGGCAAATGGCTGATAATAAGTCATCAACTGGTTGATAAATTACCAGAAGAGTTTGTTGATGGTTAAATTTGCTTTGGCATAAACAACAGAGGTGGATATGAAAGAGTTTAAGGGTACGCCTGGTAAATGGAAGTACACGGTTAGAAACGTCAACGAGATGATGACTACGTTCCATGGTGTGACGATTGGTGACACATACATTGAAGCAGCAACAAGAAATGAAAGGGAGGATGCGCTACTGATAGCAGCAGCTCCTGATTTGCTTGAAGCACTGCAAGAGCTTGTCTTCCTTTACGAGCATGACGAAGGGTGCAGAGAGTTAACCGAATACAAACGAGCCAAGGCAGCCATCAGCAAGGCCCTGGGGGAAGAATGATGAATAAGAAATACATTGTTGAAGTTATAGAGCGAGAAACGAAAGAAGTAATTAAACATTTCGAATTTGATAATTATAGAAAAGCTGACCGCGTAGAAGAGGGATTGTTGCGACAAAGTAATCTCGAAAAATTTGATGTTGTCATGCGATGCGAATAAGCACCTATAGCAGATTTGCGAGTCTGCTATGTGAGCAATGTCGCTCGTAACTAAACAGGAGCCGACTTGTTCTGATTATTGGAAATCTTCTTTGCCCTCCAGTGTGAGGGCAATTTTTTGATGGAGGATATATGAGTGAAGTAACAGATTTAGTTGTTATTGAAAAAGCAAATGCAATGACTGTATTTCAGTCTGCCGACCAGATTGAAGAAATCCTTCAAAAGGTTGAACGTGAAGTTATGTCCTTTGTGCCTGATATCACAACGGCAAAGGGCAGAAAGGAGATCGCTTCTCTGGCGTATAAAGTTGCGCAGACGAAAACATATCTCGATGGTCTTGGCAAAGACCTTGTTGCTGAACTGAAGGAAATTCCAAAGCTAATTGATGCTAACCGCAAGACAGTGCGCGATCGCCTTGATGAACTGAAAGCCAAGGCGCGCCAGCCTCTTACTGATTATGAGGAAGAACAGGCGCGGATTAAAGCCGAAGAAGAAGCTAAGGCAGCAGCTGAAGCTCTCGCAAAGCAAATTGAGTCTGACCATGAAATAGCGTTTTTGATGGATCGCGAATTTGACCGCCAAAGAGAAGAGGCAAGACTCAAAGCGGAGCAGGAAAAGCGAGAGCATGAAGAACGCTTAAAAAGAGAAGCTGAAGAGAAAGCCAGAGCAGAAGCCGAAGCAAAGGCAAAAGCCGAAATTGAAGCAGCAGCAAGGCGAGAAGCAGAAGCTAAGGCCGCAGCGGAACGTGCAGAGCGTGAACGCATTGAAGCCGAGCAACGAGCACAGCGCGAAGCAAAAGAGGCAGCAGAACGAGCTGAAAGAGAAAAGCAGGCGGCAATTGAAGCAGAACGCCGAAAAGCACAGGAGGAGGCTGAACGAATCAGGCGCGAGGCTGAAGCAAAAGAGCAAGCCAGAATAGCAGAAGAAAAAAGAATCAAGGAAGAAGAAGAGCGTAGAGCAAAGGATAAAGCTCACCGGAAAGAAGTAAATAACAAAATACTTGCTGACCTTATCAAGGTTGGCGCATCAGAAGATGTTGCTAAAAATATCATAACAGCCATCGTAAAAGGCGAAGTATTCGCAACAAAAATAACCTACTAATAAAACCAACATAAGGAACCACCCATGATTTACGCAATCGCGGGAGGCGCTCGCATGGGTGCCTTCCAACTAAATGAATCTTTACTTGAACGAATCACCCGTAAATTACGTGACGGATGGAAAAGAGTTGAGGTCTTATTACGCGCAATGAAATAGCCATCAATCACCAGATGCTTCGTGCTGCACAGAACAAAGCAGTAATAGCCCGATTTATTGGTGATAGTGAAATGTGGATGTCAGCCTACAACGATATGAAGGCGGCAATTGGTTTTCCGTGGCACAGGAAGTGAGTTATGAGCGAATTTAAAGGAACTCCCGGTCCGTGGTTTTGGGATGAAGAGGGCTTGGGAAACAAGCATCACATAGTCTTTGGAAAGGGATATCCACTTGAAATGACGAGCAAGGAAAACAAGACTCTCATTACTGCAGTGCCTGAATTACTGGAAGCTCTGCAGGCTGTAGTTAGAGTAGCAGACCGTCAAACAGATGAGTTTGATATGGCTCGTTCCGCCATCGACAAGGCACTCGGCAAGTAAACCACACCAAACACCCATTACCCCTACTCGTCCGGCTATCGCAGACGGGCAGCGCACAACCAAATTTCAGGAGCCTATTATGGCTGCATATCTCGTTCAAGACCGTATCGAGGCGCAGAACTGGACGCGCCATTATCAGCAAATAGCCAGAGAAGAGCGTGAATCTGAACTGGCTGATGACCTAGAAAAAGGATTGCCACAGAGCAAACTGGAATCGTTGTGCGTTGACGAGTTGCAACGTCGCGGGGCCAGCAAGAATGCCATTTCCAAAGCATTCGATGATGACGTCGAGTTTCAGGAAAGGGCCGCTGAATTTATTCGCTACATGGCAGAGACAATTGCTCGCCACCAAACAGATATTGATGAGGGACAGTAACGATGAGCATGAGCATTGTTGAGTTCGTTAAACAGCAAGAGCCGCTCTTTGTTGGGGCGGTTACAGACCAATCAGTCACATGGGCTAAGGAAAGCCAGTTTGCAATTCAGTATTTCCAGAAAAATGATTACCTGGCTAAAACAGCACTGGCAAATCCGACCAGCGCACAGAACGCTATCATCAACGTTGCGGCGATCGGCATCACCTTAAACCCGGCCAGCAAACTGGCTTATCTGGTTCCGCGCGACGGCATGGTTTGCCTTGATATCAGCTATATGGGATTGCTCCATATTGCAATGGAGTCTGGTGTTATCTCATGGGGTCAGGCAAAACTTGTTCATGCTAACGATACCTATGAGTCAAACGGGCTTGATAAAGCACCAACCCATAAATACAACGCCTTCGGTGATCGTGGTGATATCGTTGGCGTTTACTGCACAGTTAAGACGCCAGCAGGTGATTATCTAACGGAAGAGATGAGTCTGGCTGAAATTGAGGCTGTAAGGAAAACAAGCAAGGCGGCATTCAGCGATAAAGGACCATGGGTAAATCACTGGAATGAGATGGCGCGAAAGACGGTCGTAAAGCGTGCAAGCAAGTATTGGCCTAAGGCATCACGTCTTGATAGTGCTATTCACGTACTAAACGAAGAAGAAGGTGTGTGGACTGAACCAGTTATGCCGCACAAATCAGAGGAAGATATCCGCGAAGATGAACGGAAACGCCAGCAGGAAATAATGGATAAAGTACAACTTCTTTGCGATGAAATGGCTCAGGCAGAAAACATGGATGATTTGAAGCGATATTTTGCAGAAGCATATCGCCTGACGTCTGGAATGAAATTGCAGCAGAACGTACAAGCCATTTACATAGAATGCAAAGCGAAACTGGAGGTTGCCAGTGAGCAAACTGTATGAAATTGCCAATGAATACGCAAAATTGATGGATTCAGATTTAGAACCAGAGATGATTGCTGACACAATAGAAGGCATGGAAGGAGAATTTACCGATAAAATAGAGCAACTTCTTTCCGTCATTAAAAATGAATCTGGTTATGCTGAACGCCTCAAGGAAGAGGCAAAGTCACTGAATGAGCGAGCCGCAGTAATCCAAAATAAGATTGACAGCATCAAATCATATATAGCGTCATCGCTTGAAATGGTTGGCAAGAAAAATATTCGAGCAGGTATTCACCAGGTAACAATCCGCAAACCGTCAGAAATTGTAGAAATAATCGACTCAAGCGCCCTTCCTCCTGAATACGTTGAGTTTGAAACGACAATTAAAGCCGACAAACTGGCAATCAAACACCAACTAAAAGCAGGAATAAATATCCCCGGCGCTCAACTCAAAGTTGGGAAACCTTCACTTCTTATCAAATAACGGTATCGCCTATGAAAAAGACTCCATGGGAGAAATGGGAAGTCGATTTCTTGCGCGAAGTAGCGGCGACAATGCCAGTTGAAGTTATCGCTGAAAAACTGGAAAGGACTGAAAAAGCAGTAATGGCGAAAGCAACAAGGATTGGAGCTGACATTGTTAGCCGACTTCGTGGAAGACGATGGACAAGAGCCGAAGTATCACTTTTCGGTAAGTTCTCCGCAGAAGAAATAGCAATTGCAACCTGCCGCTCAATTTATTCAGTAAGAGCTATGCGATACAAGCTAAAAAAACTCGATGAAGAAAGAGCAGGCATACGAATAAATTAACAAAGAGGAATTTACCATGAGAGGACTTGCATACAATCCCGGCATTCTTCCGGCAGAAATGATTATTCGCCAACGCGTAAAGCCAATGCCATCGAGAGAGGAATTGCTTAAGAGAAATTCTTTTCCATCAGTGAATCAAAACAAATATCTGAATGCGATGTTGCGGAGTGGGAAGAAATGAAACAAATGTCACTAATTGAGATGGATGGATTTCTGAAAGGAAAATGCATCCCGCGAGACTTAAAGGTTAACGAAACAAACGCTGAATATCTGGTGCGTAAATTTGCTGAAGCGGAGGCCAAGTGCGCGGCGCTGGCTGACTTATTTGGCGATGTGAAAGAGATTTTTGGTTTTAAGTATCGCTATTTCATCACCTCAAAGGGGCTCATTTTCTCATTGGCCTCTGGCGAACTAAAGCAATTAAACCCAACCATGCGCGGCAAGAACAGAAATCAGTATTTATTCGTTAGGCTGGAGCTTGAAGGAAAACTAAAAGGCGTGAACATCCACCGATTAGTTGCTGAAAACTTTCTCGGCCCTAAGCCTTCTGATGAGCACGTAATTAACCATATAGACGGGAATAAACAAAACAATGATGTTTCAAACCTGGAGTGGACGACGGTAGCGGGCAACACTCAGCACGCATATAGAACAGGTCTGGCCGGGGGAAGAAAACACGGATCGTATAAAGGTCCAGTCTGCGCTGAGAACGAGGAAGGTTTTGGGTATGTGTTCTTTGACAGCAAACAGGCCATCGAGGCTGGATTTAACCCAAACTCAATCAGGGACGCTGTTGTTAAGCCATGGAAGAAAGTATTCGGATTCTATTTTAGTCGCATCAATACCGATGCCCAGCTTCGCAAAGGATGTGATCAAAAATGACAATCACAAAACAACGAGTAGAAGAAATCATATCGCGCATTGAAATGTATGGGCATGGTGCAGGGTATACCGTTGACGAGGTTTATGACCTTGCTGTACTGGCGTTGAATTTATCAAATATCGCAAACCTTAAGCGATACGAGCTTGATATTGATGGTTGCGACTCGTTCGGTCAGGATTGTGGCGCTGACATGACTGAAGATCCTGATGGCGATTATGTCCTGTTTGATGACGTGGTTAAGTTGTTTGAGTTTGATACAACCACCAAGAAGTTAGAAACCCCAGCCACCGACGCTTTCCTGGCTGAAGTGCGGGCGCAGGGTGTGGATTCAGCGATTAACACAGTCATTGCGATGATGAACCATCAGCATCCTGTCACATCGAAGGCAATCGACATAATGCGCGTCCATGCCTACCAAATTCGCAAAGGAGTGCAGTCATGAGAAAATCATACATCGTTATTCAGCAGTACTGGTGGTGCAACGAGAAAGGCCATGGAGTTGAATACACGACAGACGGCGTTGACTTCGATAAGCGCGATAAGGCAATCAAGCATGGTCTGAAAACACAAGGTAGTGATGATTTCAACATCGGCGTTATCGAAGGCGGTAAGCTTGTTTCCTTCGACTGGATGAATGAGCCAGTGGGTGAAAGTGCAGAGACACTTGCTGAAATTGCAGAAGCCATCGGTTACGAAGGAACCGCCCAATGAGCAACATCAACAAACAGGCTCGCGACAAACTGAAATCAGCCGCAGCAAAAGCAGCTGATAACTTCGACCCGAATATGTTCGTGGAAACTCGCGATGTGCTGGCGCTGCTGGATGAGCTGGATGCCAAAGACTCAACCATCTCTACTCAGCAGCAGGAAATACGGACACTGCTTAATGCTCTAGAGCAAGCAACGGAGAAGCGAAACTCTGACATTCCTGGTCAGAAACGACTGATTGGGTGGCGGGCATCAGATTACACCGATGAGACATCAGACCCTGAGTTAGCTAAAAACTGGGCTGCTGCTATTGGTGTGCTGCCTATTTTTGAAGGCGACGTGAATACCAAACTTAGCGCCGCTGGCATCGGTAAGGGGGAATAAGAATGCCTAAATTTACAGACGTACACGACCTGTTAACTGCTTATCAAAAACAGGCGCGCAAAGTGCCCGCAAAGGGCGTTTATGCATCAAAACAGCGGCGTGATGAAGTGCAGGCGGCCCACGCAAGAAAGATAATTCGTCAGCGTAAACGCTCTGTTGGGAGGTCCAATAAATTAGGAGGCCGTCGCCGGGCTGAGGTGTTGGCGGCACTGATTTGCGAAATGAATTTTTGGGCGCTGGTGTGTCGTTCAAACCGTAAGAATTCTATCCAGGGTGAGGACTAACCCATGACCACTATTACCAGAGAACTGGCAAAGCTGTTCAGAAAAATTACGAATTCTGAAATTGATGCGGAGGGTAACGCTCATGTTGTTTTATCTCCTGCTGATAGCCTCCTGATTAATAATGCGCGTATCGCGCTGGCATCGCTCGAAGCGGAGCCTGTGGCGTGGGCGCACAGATTAATCAACAAGCGTAACGGAGTCGT